CTACTCCTGTTGATATTGATCAGACCACTGGAATGCCTCTTAATAAGATTGCTAAAGCAAGAATGGAAGATCCTATTGGATTTGAAATTAAACTTGCTTATCTATATGAAGCTACTAATGGATTTAAAGACTGGGCTGTATTTGGTTCTGCTGGAAAAAAGAAAGCATTTGAAGAATTTGAGAATGCTGCTAAACAGTTTGAAGCAACACAGATAGCAGGTGGTAAAAATAAACTTTATCATCCACAGGCAGATGAAGATTTAGCTGAAATTATTCGCAAACAATTTGGAGGAGCATAATAAGAAATTAACGTTTTTAAAATAAGAAAATTATGTCATTAAACACAGCTGTTTTTCCAACGATTAAATATGAAGGTAAGGATTGGTCAGGTATGACCTCTGCTAATAACCTTGTAAATCTGTTTGGGGATACTCCTATCAAATTAGGAGGTTTTGTTGATACTATTTATAAGGTTAACCTTCAGGACGACCTTATTAGTAAATTGAATGAATATCCAGTTCTGTATCTGGATGATGATCGTGAATATCAGTGGATGATCATGGGTGCAGATTCGAAGAATATTCCTTTGCAGGGAGCTACTGACTTGGCAGGTAATGCCTTCACAGCCGCATCAACCCCTGGTAAATATGGTGAAAGGTTCATCTTAACATTTGCTGAAAGATTATTCTTCCAGACTCACGTTATTGTAGGTGAAAAACCTGACCTTTACCACTTGTTAGTTCGTAATGATGGTGACCAGAATGCTGCTGGAAATTGGGACTATGAAGTTGAACTGGTAACACATGATCCAGAATTGTATGTACCGTATGCAGAAATTGCTGTAGGTACACGTTGGAGTGTTGACTATTCTTTGTCTGAACAGTTCATGAGTAAGAAAGGTTCTGATATTAGCTTCACTTCTCCATTCTTGATGAGTAACCGTATCTCTATGATTCGTAAAGAACATACAGTTCCTGGTGAAATGATTCGTAAAGGAGAAAATGAACCTGTATCTTTTAACTGGCAGTATACTAATAAAGACGATCAGACTGTAGTTAAAAAAACTTGGCTTAACCGTTTGGACTGGGAATTTGATAAACATTTCCGTAGAGAAAAAGCAAAACTTTTGTTCTATGGTAAAGGTAATCAACGTGCTGACGGTACATTCGGAAACTTAGGTGATGCAGGTGGTGAAATTAAAGCAGGTATGGGACTTCGTGAACAGATCTCAGCTGCTAATACAATCTACTACACAACCTTTAATATTGAAACTCTTGTTGACTTTGCATTGAACCTGTCAGTAGGACGTTTGCCTGAAGATCAGCGTAACTTCGTAGTAGGTACTGGTGAACATGGATTGAAAATGATTTCTCGTGCTATTGAAAAATATGCAGGTGCTCAGGCTCTCCACTATGGTACTGAAATGAATCGTATGGAAGTATTGAAAGGATCAGGTACAAAATGGTCTTATAATCGTCCTCAGTTCGTTAAGTTTGCTGACATCAATGGTATCAGGTTTGAATTTATTCACTTGCCTTGGTATGATGATCAGGTTCGTAACAAAGTAATGCACCCTGATGGTGGTACTGTAGAATCTTACAGGTTGACTATCATGGACTTTGGAACTTCAGGTGGTAATCCTAATATTCAGCTTGTTCGTGTAAAAGGTCAGGATGAAGTATTTGGATATATTCCGGGACTTCGTGACCCTTATACCCCTGGTAACAAAGCTAAAATGATGGCTTCAGGAGTTGATGGTTATACTATTCATAGAGCTGACTGGTGTGGACTTAAAGTTCACAATCCAATGAGACTCGGAGAATGGATACCTAACATGTAATCAAGCAGTTACATAAAATAACATAGAGGGGGAGTAACCCTCTCCCTCTTTTTTTAAATTTAAATTTTAGCAAAATGGAGAAAAGTATTAGTGAATTGAGAAAGTTAGTATTAGAAGATAAAACAGTAAGTATTAAACCAATAGTAAGACCTAAACCATATCTTAAAAAAGGACATGATGGAGAACATACATATACAGGTTGTGTTAAAACATATACACTTCCTTTTGATCCTAAGAAAAGGTCATATGTAAATCCATTCCTTTCAGAAGATAAAAGTTTAGAACAAGAAGCTTT